GTAGCGCATGCTGTCGGTTTCGAAGTCGCCTTCCATGCTCTTCTCAAGGCCACGACGCATCGCGAGCTTGAGACCTTCTGGCGCGTCAGTCTGTACCCACCATGCAGTGGTCGAGGTGATACGCGACAAGTTGGCCTGACCGCCGTCCAACATTCCCATCGAGCGGACAGGGTTGACGTCGTTGTTCGCCGTACCTGCACGCAATACCGACTTCAGCAATACTTCAGCTTGGAACACGTTCGAAGGACCGGAAACGATCTTCTTAGGTGTCAAGCGGATGCGCTTGCCGTTGTTGTCCACTGCGTTGCGGATCTGGATGAGGATCTGCTCGAGTGAAGTCTGCGACAAGTTAGCTGCGGTCGTAAGCTGGTTCGAGAACGTACCAGTTGCGATCGGGTGATCGGTGGCAACCAGTGACTTTCCGTCGCCGCCTGCATACGAGCCGTTGAAGGCGCGGTTCAGGATGTTGGCACCAAGGGTTTCCTTGGTTTCGATCAGCGACTGTGCAAGGTGACGAGCATAGGTCTGACCGATACGGATGTGATCGCCATCTTCCACCAGAACCTTTGTCAATGCAAAGGCGAGGCCGTAGACGCGATACACGTAGCGCTGGATGAACAGCACGCCGCCGGATTGATACGTGACAGGCATGCCGTCTGGCAATTCTGGCGCGGCACCAAAGCCGAACAGGACAGGCTCTTCGTGGTAGTTACGGGGAATACCCTTAAACTCTTTGAAGACCTGCGCCCATTCATCAGCGCGTTGATCATAGATGCCGTTGAACTCTTCGTTCAGGATCGGCTCAACGATTGAGCGGAAGTCTGTACTCCGCATTGGGGTAGCCATAGTTCAGCCCTCCTTAGTATGCGGCCACGTCAGCGACGTTCTGATGTTCGCTGATTTGGACCTGAGCGATGACGAAGTTGTCACCCCAGTTGTTGTCGGGACCGGGTGTGATACCGATCAGGCGGATAGGCGCGTTCGCAGCAGAAGAAGCGACGTCAAGCATCATCTGGCTGATGCCGACAACAGTCGAACCAGTACCGATGGTGGTGAAGTCGTACTGCTTACCGATATCGGCTACGTTCAGAGCAGCGTTGCTCTGGATTTCGTAAACGATGCTCGGGTCGAGCGTGACGTACGCAACGATGTCAGTCGCTGCGAGCGATGCAGTCCACTTGTTGGACACGCGACGGCGACCGTCACTGTCCGTGAACTCAACGCCTTGGAACGTGCCGATGAAGCGAGCATTCACTGCGGCGGCAACGATAGTACCTTCCGTTTCGCCGCCAGATGTTGCTGGCGCGATGCGGACGGGTTGGTTCTGCAAAATATTAACGGCGTAGCCGGTCTGGATCGTGAAGGCGGTAGGACGAACCGTGCCGCTTGGCGAATAGACAGGACGTAGGCCGAACGGTTGTGATACCGAAGACATAGCCTTAAACCTCTTGTTAAGTGGGTGAAACCGGCATTAGTCGAAAAGACCAATACGCGGGTTATGCTCACGCATCTCCATCAAACCGTCACCTTCAAACAACGTGCTTCCCGAACCTTCTGCCTGTTGCCGCATGATCTCTGCGGTTTCAGCCAGCTTGTTCTCCTCACGTAACGGTGCATCGTGGTGAGCTTCCTGCATAAACCTTTGATACAAGGTTTCGGGCAGCTTAAACGCGATCATCTCGTTTACCCCAATCATTCCAGACCATTCGCCTGTCTTGACTGATGCGAACTCCATGCCCGGCACCTCCGACGCTTTTATCGGCTCGTAACCGAGCTGAATGCGACGGTGGATTGGGTCACGAGGGTTCGTCGTCGTGAGCCAGCACATATGATATCCCGGTATATTCGGTAGATCAGGTAGTGCGTCGTTGAATAACTGCGCCCGGAACATTTCCAGCCGGTCGTCATCAGTCACTTCGCGATTTTCGACAACTTGCCGATCTTCCATTTCGCGTGACTGCCGTCCAGCACCGAGTTCCTTCTTCAAACGCTCATCAGTATTACTTGTCATGTTGTCTCACTCCATTGTTTCAGCGAGCCGAACTTTTGTCGTAAGCCTGATAAGCCTTCAGCATTTGGTTACGACGCGGAACGTCATCCCAAATACCTGCGTCTACCATAGCCTGTTTCCGTTCGGGTGTCACGTAGATTTCTTTCTTAGTCGAAACGGGCGCGTGCTCACGCGTCGTTCCGGTTGGGGGTGCCCTACGTTTGCTAGGGCTTGAGCGGGTTTCCGCCTCATCGTCACCGATGCGTGAAGCCACGCGGCGGGTCAGTTCGTGCCAGTAGTCGGCGTCCTTGGGGTTGTATCCCTCGGAGGCGAGCTGGTTGTCGATGGCCTTCGTGATGGCGCTGTCCTCGTCACGGCCCTTGGGGTCGTACCACGGATTGGCGTTCATCCACTCCTTTGCGTAATTTACAACGCGCGGGTCAGGTCCGGGGTTGGCGTGCTTCTGGCGGATCTGCTCCACTTTCTGCTTCTGTTGCCACAGTTGCTGCGCCTCGTACTGCGCCTCGTCGCGCAGACGCATTGCCGTTGCCACGTCGTCGCCGTTGCCGGCCTCGACCGCGCGGGCGATGATTACCTCGGCCTGCTTCACGTCGGCCTGAGCCTGCGCAATGCGTTGGTCGATGGCGTTTACGTTGCCGGCAAGCGTGTTGCCTTCGATGACAGAGACGCGACGCAGGAGCGTCTCGTTCTGCTCACGCAACAGGGCCAGCTCGCGATCTGCGTGCTCCTTGGCGCGTTGACGCACCTCACGCCGCTTCTGGCGCTTGATGCGGTTCTTGTTAACGATCTCGTCGTCACTGTCGTCTTCGCTGTCGCCAAGCCGCTCATCGCCGTCGTCCTCGTCTTCGCTATCGTCACTGTCGTCGGTATCGGCATCCTCAACGGGTGCCTCGCCTTCGATGATTACGATATCGTCTTCGCCGTCTTCTTCTGTAATTTGGTTGTCAGCCATATCTATGCTCCTAGAGGAATGCCTTGACGGCAAGCGGGTCACCAGTGACCTTGCCCACCAAATCAAGATCGTTGAAGATTACGACGATGGCCTCTTCTCCATCATCGGTCTTTACCGACCAACGGTCGCCGCCGTAGCGGGGCACGCGCACGAAGTCGCCGACTTCGCACCACGACCCTTCGGGCCAGCTTTCCATTGTGTTGCGGTTCTTGAACGCGAGGCTGCCGATGTCGATGACCTTGGCTACCTGCGTGTTGTAGTGCTCCGTCTCGCGGACGTCGCCCGTCAGGATGATGCCACCCTTCGTCTTCGTCTTGGGCGTACGGATCTGGCACAGGACGCGCGAGCCGAACGGCCGCACGCCTGCGTCACAGGGCGGGAATGCTTCATCGAGACCGTCGTAACTAAACTCGACGCTGTTTCCATTTATCTGCATGTGTGCTCCTAAAATTCACGTTTGTTGTCCTCCGCGACCGTGTCGATCAGGATTTCCTTGGCCCGCTGCAAACCAGCGTACAGGCCAACGGCGCGTCCATAATCGAACTCGGTCTTGCCGGACGGCCTCTCCAGCGTCTCAACAGCCATCGCTGCCTGTTCTGTCTCAAGACGTTGGAGGAGGGTCTCTATTCTCATGCTGGTGTCTTCGGGCCTTTGCCTACCGACGGCATGATGCCCATTGCCATTTTCTTGTGCATGGGCATGAACTTATCGCTGGCCTTCGGGCTTTTGCCCTTCGGTGTCGCTGTCTTTGCATTTTCTGCCATATGGATTTCCTTACGGGTTCGGATTTATCCCAGTGCCGGTTGACACTGCGATGCGTTCGCCAGACATGATCTCGGCCTGCGCAAGCTGCATGGCCGTCTGGTTGTCTTGCTGGTTCATGGTCATGCGGGCGTTCAGCTCGGCCGACTTGCGGGCGTCCTCACGGTCCTGCTTCATTTGCTCAAGCTGCTGCTCGATCTGGAGCTTCTGCATTTCAAGCTGCATTTCGGCTTGGGTCTTCATCGCGTCGGCCTGCATCTTCTGCGCATCTAGTTGTGCGCGCTGCGCCGCAGTCTGAGCATCCAACTGTGCGCGCTGGCCCTCAAGCTGCATCTGCGCCTGATCGCGCTGCTGCTGTGCCTGTAGCTTCTGGCCTTCGATTGCCGTGCGCGGATCTTGCGGCGGCTGCGGTGCGAGCTGCTGCATCATCTGCATGGCCTGCGCGATGACGGGCGGCAGCGATACGAACACCTCGGCCGCGTCGGTGACGACAGTCTGCGACGCCTCGGCCAGCATGCGGTCGAATGCGCGGCGTGCCTCGTCGTCCTTGAGGTTCTTCATGTCCTCGGAGATGTCGATGCCGGACGTGTCCTCGGCCAGTTCAAGCACGGTCGACGCGTACCACAACGCAAGGTGTTCCTTGATGTGGCCCAGTATCACCGGCAGATAGGCCGGCGCGATGAGCTGGCTTGCGCCGAGGGCTGGGTTCGTCATGTAGGCCAAGTGCGTCTTGAGGTGGGCGATGTGGTCCTGCTCTGGGAAGGCGACGATCGGCCGGCCCATAGTGGCCGCGACGTTCTCGTTGACCGCGTTCTGTTGCTTCGGCTCCATCGGTGGGACGAGTAGCTCGGACGGGTTGGGCACGCGCAGCGTCTCAAGCAGGCGCTCCTCAACCTTGCGCTGGTTGTACAGTTGCGGCAGTGCGGCGGCGCGCTGCGCCACGGCCTGCACCTGCGCAAAGCGCTGGCTCTCGCTGAAGATCGACGGGTCGGACACGGGCACGATGTCCATCGGGCCTTCGAAGTCTGCGCGCGTGGCCAGCACTTCGCCGACCTCGTGCTTCACGTCGGCGTCGTCCAGATACATCGCATTGAGGCGGTGCAGGATGCGCAGCGTGCGGCCCATTGCGTTGTGCAGGCGGGCGTGGATCGACGAGAACACGGTCATGCCCTCTTGGATCAGTGCCAGCGTCGTGCCGACTGGCGCGTTCGGGTTCTGGTCGGCCAGATTGTCCATGGACGTGCGGACCACGCCCTTGCCTGCGTCGACCACAAAGCCCAACAACTGGAACAGGGTCGGCGATGGCGGGTTGAACGGGATCGGCATGGCCAGCTTGCGCACGTCGTCGACGTTCAGGCCGCCCTCGATCTCCTCGACTTGCGTCGGCTGGATGTTCAGCGACTGGCCGCCGCGTGTGCCGCCCTTCAGCTTGAGCATCGTCGGCACGTTCTGGATGTGCGCGCTGTCCATCAGTGCGCGCAGCGCGCCGGTCGCGGCGGCGCTCAGGCCACCGATCATGTGCGGCAGGCCGATTGGGTAGGCACCGCGCCACGGGATGAACGGGAACTCGACGAACCAGTCTAGCGGCTCCTTGCTGTTGTCCTCCTCGTCCCAGTTGCGGTAAATCGCAAGCACCTTGCTCGACGGCTTGTCGATCGTGAGGATGTACGGCGCGTTGCCCTCGCCCTCAACATCGGCGATGACGTGGCACTCGAACACGGTGCGCAGGCCATCCTCGTTATAACTTGTGTCCGAACGGCCCTCGATCTTGTCGTTCGCCACGTCGGCGGCCGAGCGCTCTGGCTCTTGGCCCGCCGGCGTCAGGTCGACGTCGCGGTACATGCCGCTCTCGACGCGCATCTCATAGTCGAGCTGCGTCAGGTACTGGACGTGCGTCTTACGCTGCGCCGTGTAGAAGTTGGTGGCCGCGAAGGGCAGGTACATGTCGTCGATCGCGACGAACAGGAAGCCGGGGCGGTTGCGCGCCTCGTCCCACGACATCTTGAGGTACTGCGCGCCGCCGAGTGGCACCTGCGTCAACAGTTGCTCCAGCTCGGAGCGGAAGTCTTGGCTCTGGACGGTGAGCTGCCAGTTCATCAGCGACGTCTTGCGCTTCGCCTTCTGGATCTTCTTCAGCGTGACTTCGCCCTCGATCAGGTCTTTGGCTGGGCCTTGCGGCGGCAGCAGCTCCTTGATGGCGCGCGAGGCGAAGTCGATGCAGGCCTCGGTCATCATCGGGTGAACCACCTTCGATGCGCCGTTGAACTGCGCGCCGCCGGGCGCGTCGTCACCGAGACCGGTGCGGCGGATGCCCTCCTCGTACTGTTCGTCGCGCTTCTTGCGCGCCTCCTTGTCCTTGCTGATCAGCTCGAGGAACTTCGAGGCCAGTGACTTTAGGTCCGTTTCGGGCATAGTCTCGGCGAGGTTGTCGTAGAACTCGCTGTCGCCGGCGGCCGGTCCGCTCTCCTCGAGCGTGACGATAGCGCCACCGTCCTCGGTGTCCTCGACGTCGGACACGTCCTCGCCATCAAACTCAACCATCTCGCCTTCGAGCATTTCGTCTTCTTCGTTCATGTCTTGTCCTTACTGCCCGTACGGGTTTTGGATCACCTTCGGCGGTGGTTTATCAATCTCGCGTTTACGCTCAACGAGCGATCCAAGCAAGCCCTTGTCCATCATCAGTCGCATTGCCTGCGTCGTGCTGTCCACGAAGTCGTCGTGCTTGATGCTGCCCTTGCCGGTGAAGCTGCATAGCTGCGCCACCAGCGGGTCGGCCCAGACGCGCGGCTTGCCGGGGAACTTGTCGCTCTCTGGCAGGAACACCCTGCGCCGTGCGAACACGGGACTGACCACATGCAGGCGCGCCAGCTTGTCTGCCCGACCGGGGTTGTAGGCGTGCGCCAGTATCCCCTCCCGCTCGAGCATCTGTCTCAGGCTGATGCCGCTCCCCTTGTCCTCGATCAGTAGGATGTCTGGCTTGCGCCCAGAGGTCAGCGGCTTGGTGCTGCCGAACATGGGCTTAATCAACGCGACGTCCTGATCGTCGCCGTATGACGTGTTCATTTCCTTCTTCACGCGCTTGATCAGGTCGGGCATGCCGAGCTGCTCCTGCCAACAGTCCAGCAGGATGGCGTAGCCCTTCTCGTCGTGCTGGAACGTGCCCCAGACGCTGCACGCCGTGTAGTCGGCCTCGCCGCTCTTCCTGTCGCGGGTCGCCTCGGTGTACGCGGTGTCCAGCGACATGATGATCCAGTCGAAGGCGGGCAGCGGCTTCTTCGCCGGCCACAGCTTCAGCCAGCTCCGCTTGATGACGCCGCTTTCCTCGGGGTCGATCATCTCGCCGTACAGCTCCTGCCGGCCGATCGTCGTACCCTCGTACTGCTCGAGCTGCTCGAAGAAGCGGTCGGGC